GAACCTGACCGCGCTGTCGGCCACCTACTCGGCCTCGCGCAACATCGGCGCGGCGCTGATGAGCCAGGGCTTCCAGAACCGGGTGGCGATGGCGCAGATCAAGAGCTACGAGCACTGGACCGGGCTGTCGGCCGGCGAGAAGTCGGCGCTGTCGCAGATCATCGGCCGCGGCATCGTCGACGGGAAGAACCCGCGCGTCGTGGCGAAGGAGATCGCCGAGCGCATGGGGGTGTCGCGGGCTCGGGCGGAGGGCTATTCGCAAACCGACATCACCGACACGCTGCGCATGGCCCGCCTGGACGAGCGCGACTGGGCCGTCGAGAACCTGGGCATGGACATCGGCCTGCTGTGGAAGTCGGCGCTGATCCCGACGACTAGGCCGTGGCATGCGAGCCGCAACGGGCAGGTCTACACGAGCGCGGAAGTGCGGCAGTTCTACGCCGGGCCGGACCGCTACCGCTGCCACTGCTCCGTCACCGAGGTACTGCTCGACGACGACGGGAAGGCCCTGCTGACCGATCGCGCGCGCCAGACCAGCGTGGACGAGATCAAGGCGTGGGAGAAGAAGCGCGGCGCCGCGAAGCAGCCCGCGCGCTGATCCGTAGCATCGCCCATGCCGGCTAGGGGTGGCCGGTTCATCGTTGTTGTCTCCTGCCCTCGCGGGCACCTCGGCCCCGGCGTCGCAAGGCTCCGGGGCCTCTTTCTTCCTGTTCGTAGCATGGCGCTTGCCAACGGGTGGAGCCGTGGCGGACAATCGCACCGAGCCCTCAAGCTCATGCAGTCTTACCCGGCAACGGGACGCGGCTCCACACGCGGAAACTGCATGGCCTTGAGGGCTTCTTCGTTTCCGGCCGCCTGCGGGCGCGCGAGCGTGGCGAAAGCGAGCACGGCCCTGCATCGGGCCACACCGCGCAAAGACCGGCCGGTCGGTTCACCCTGACCGCGAGCCGTGCGGCCTGTCTGCGAGGGACCGCGCAAGACGACGGGTTACGGGGTGACTTCAGCCTGCCCGCCGCCGATGAATCGCAGCCTCCTGGGTGCGCTGGGCCTGCATGCTTCCATGACTGCATGCAGCGCCGGGCGAGGCGTGACTCCTGTCACCCTTGGCAGTGCTATGGGCGGCCGTTCCTAGCATCGCGCCGCATGAAGCACACCCGTGTCCATGTCCTGTCGGCCGTCAACGCCGGCGCGGTCTCGAAGTCCGGCGGCCGGTACACGGTCGCCAACGTCTGCGGCGCCGTCGACGGCATCGTGATGAATGGGATGGCCTACATGGCCGACCAGCTCGCGGCGGCCGCCCCGTCCCTCGAAGGCAAGCCCGCCCCCGCCGGCCACCCAAAGGACGACGCCGGCCGCTACATCAGCGCACTGAGCGGCAACGCCCTGCTGACGAGCTACGCGGGCGCCGTGTGCACGAACGTCAGGCACGAGGGCGGCCGCACGCTGTACGACGTCGTCGTCAACGAGGCCCAGGCCAAGGCGCACCCGGACGGCGCGCGCCTGGTCGAGCGGCTCGACGCCGCGATGAACGGCACCAACGCCGAGCCGATCCACGTGAGCACCGGCCTGTTCTGCAAGGCCATCACCGCGAACGGCGAGAGCCTGGGGAAGAAGTACCAGCGCATCGCCACCGAGATCACCTACGACCACTCGGCCTTCCTGCTGAACGAGAGCGGCGCCGGCACGCCCGAGCAGGGCGTCGGCATGTTCCTGAACGCAGCCGGCGAGGCTGAGCAGGTCGAGGCGGTCGCGGTCAATGAAGCGCTCGACCGCCGCGACGAGGGCATGCGCGGCTGGCTGCGCAAGCTGCTGGGCAACAGCGAACTGAGCCTCGACCAGATCCGCGACGGCCTCTACAAGTCGCTGCCCGAAGGCGCCTGGGTGCGCGAGGTCTTCGCCCGCTACGCCGTCTGGTCCGACCGGGAGGGCCGCATGTACCGCCAGGACTACAGCGTCGCCTCTGACGGCTCGTCCGTAGCATTTTCTGGGACTGCTCAAGAGGTGCGCGAGAAGCGCGAATACGAGCCCGTCAACAACCTGCAGAGGGATCCAATGAAGGACATGATCGTCAACGCCCTGCGAGCCGCGGGCATCTCGACCGAAGGGCTGACCGATCAGGCGCTCGTCGACGCTTACAACGCGCACGTGCGGGCCGCGGCCGTCGCCCCGGTGCAGGCCAAGCTCGACGCCGCGAACGCGCAGCTGCAGACCCTGCAGGCCAACGCGCAGCAGGCCGAAGCAGCCGAGCTGGCGACGCTGGCCACCGAGCTGGCGGCCAACAGCAAGGGCCTGACCGCCGACGACTTCAAGGCCATGGGCCTGAAGCGCTGCAAGGAGCTGAAGGCCAACGGCACGACCGCTGCGCCGGTGCTGCCGGGCAGTGCAGCCGCGACGACCACGGCCGGCGCCGAGTTCGCCAGCTACGACATGAACGCGCTGATCGACGCCGCTGACGGCGCCGACAAGCGCTGAACCGCTGAAGGAGCGTTCACATGACCCGCACCGTCTACAAGGGCCCGAACGGCCGCCAGCCCGTCACGACCGACGCCCGCGTCGTTGCCGCAGCCCTGCTGCCGTGCACGTTCGTGACCGAGACCGCGACGCAGTTCACCCAGGCCACCGCGCCCGGCCCGAATGTGCGCCTGCTGGCCAACCGCGACTTCTACAGCACCGCCCAGCTCGACGCGACGAACCCGCTGCAGACCGCCTACGCCTCGGGCGACACGGGCATCGCCTACGTGCTCGAGCCCGGCCAGCGGTACTTGGTGGCGGTCGCCGCCGCGACCTACAGCTACGGCCAGGCCCTGACGATTGCCGCCGCCGGCCGCGCCGCTGGTGCGGCGACCGGCAACGTGGTGGTCGCCTTCTCGCGGGAGGTCGGCGCACGCAGCGCGGGCGACCTGATCGAGGTCGAGATCGCCAACTTCTACGCCCAGCCCTGACGCCTGAGCACCAAGGAGCCCAGAACATGCTTCGCTACACCGCAGAACAGCTCGCCGCCATCAACGCGGCGCGCGCCGGCTTCAACCAGCGCCAAGTGGCCATGGCCGCGAACCACGCCTCGGACATGCAGTTCGCCGGCAACGCCTCGGGCATCGACATCGACGCCTGGCGCCGCATCGACACCCGCGCCACGCAGATCATGCGTGACGTGCTGGCCGTGTTCAACACGCTGGCCCGCGCAAACACCACGCCGATGGGCGTGGGCGACCTGATCAACTACTTCCCGCAGGTCAGCGACAGCGGCCAGGTGGCTGTCTCCATGGACGGCCGCAACGGCGAGATCGCCGACCAGGCGCAGGTCAAGTACGTCGGCACCCCGGTGCCGGTCATCACGGCCGCGGCCCGCATGGGCTGGCGCCAGATGGCCGTCGTGCGCAAGGGTGGCGTCGGCCTGGACGTCGAGACCATCGCCAACAAGCAGCGCAAGGTCGCCGAAAAGCTCGAGGACATGGTGCTGAACGGCGACGCCAGCATCGTCGTCGGCGGCAACCAGATCTTCGGCCTGCGCAACCACCCGCAGCGCAACACCAACACCCACGGCTTCGACCTGAACAACACGGCCACCGGCGCGAACTGGCTGTCGGCCTTCCGCCAGCTGGTCGACGCCTGCGTCGGTGACAACGCCTTCGGCCGCATCACGGTCTTCCTGAATTACAGCGACTGGGTGTACGCCTCGATCAACGAGTTCGCCGCGGGCTACCCGAAGACCATCCTGCAGCGCCTGCGCGAAATCGAGCAGATCGCCGACATCATCCCGTGCGGTCGCGTGCCTGCCGACAACATCATCGGCGTCGCCGGCCTGGCCGACGGCAACTGGGGCTCGATCCTGTCGGCCATGCCGATGACGACCCGCCCGAAGGCGCGCATGAACCCCGAGGACGACTACGTCTTCGACGTGATGGCCGTGGTGGCGCCGCAGTTCCGCACGGACTTCGACGGCCGCGCCCCGTTCGCGCACCTGACGGCGGCCTGATCGTGAAGGTCACCGTCACCCACCTGAAGGCGCCCTGGCCGGCTGGCACGGTCCCGGGCCACGTGGTCGACTTCCCGGGCCTGGACACGATCCCGGCGTGGGCTGTCGGCAAGTGCGAGCCGGCCGCCGACGATGCCGAGGCGGTCTCGTCGTGGCCGGTCGTGGTCGCGCCTGCCGAGCTGACCAGCGAGCTTGTCAAGGCGCCCGAGGGCGAGCCCGTGGTGAACCCGGCCCCCGCGCGCAAGACCGCGAAGGCCCAGGCCGCCGCCGGCTGAGCCCGCGCACCGCCGTCGCCCGCCATGCTCACGCTGCTGCAGGCGACGGCCTACCTCGACGAAACGCTCGGCATCTCGGTGCCGAGCTTCGCTCTTCAGGCCGCGATCGACGACGTGGCCACGCGCGAAGCCGCGATGACGACCGCGGGCTACAGCGCCTCGACGATCGTGCGCATCCAGGCCATGGCGGTCGCCATCCTCGCCGGCGCCGACTTCGCTCGGAAGATCAAGTCGCAGGCCGCCCCGAGCGGCTCGTCGCGCAGCTTCGAGAACGTCGACGACGCGCTCTCCCGCCTGCGCCGCGTGCTGACCGCGCTCGACACCGCGAACACCGTCGCCGACCTGCTCGGCCCGGACCCGAAGACCGGAACCCTGCTGCTCGTGACCTGCTGATGCGGGCGGCACCAGGCTGACCAGCCCCGCACATGGCCACGATTCAACCTGACAGCATCTCGGTCGCGTCGAGCGTGACGACGGCCTACGCGGGGCGGGCTGCGCCTACGCCACCTCCGCCGCCCCCGCCGCCACCCCCGGCCCCTGTCGCCGAGTTCATCGGCTCGCCCCTGAGCGGCAGTACGCCCCTTGCGGTGACGTTCACCGACCAGAGCACCGGCAGCATCACCAGCCGGCTGTGGGACTTCGGCGACGGCACCACCAGCACCGCGACGAACCCGACGAAGGCCTTCCTGACGGCGGCCAGCTTCACCGTGGCGCTCACCGTCACCGGGCCGGGCGGCAGCAACACGCGCACGCGCACGGGCTACGTCACGGCGACTGCGCCGGCTCCCGGCCCCACGCCGCCGCCGCCACCTTCGCCGCCCCCGCCCGCCCCATCCGGCGGCGCGATGCAGCTCACCCTGACGAGCGCCACGAGCGCCGCGCTGCCGTTCACCGCGGGCTTCACCTTCAGACAGGGCGACATCCCCAGCGGCCAGGGCGTCGTCGTGTCAGGCGCCACGGCTCAAGCCACGATCAAGAGCACTTGGCCAGATGGCTCGGCGCGCATCGCCATCGTGGCGGGCACCTACACCAGCGCGGGCAGCCCGGTCACGCTGACCATGAGCGCGGGCACGGCCAGCACGGGAACGGTGCTCACCACGTCCGACCTCGATACAGCGCTGGCGGGCAACAACGTCGTGGTAGACGCTGGCGGCCTGGGGCTGGCCTCGTGGAGTGCTGGCGCCGACTGGGCGAGCCCCTTCGCCACCTGGGTGAGCGGGCACCGCATGTCGTCGTGGATCTACCGCAAGCCGGTCGGCAGCGATACGCACCTCGTGGCGTGGCTCGAAGTGCGCCTCTACGCGGGCGGGGCGGTGGAAATCTTGCCCTGGATCGAGAACGGCTATCTGAACGTGGCCTCGCCGACGAACAAGTCGGCCACCTACAGCTTCAGCATGGGCGGCACCACGCGATTCAGCGGCGCCATCGACCTGAAGCACCACCAGCGCACGCCCCTCATCAGCGGCACGGGCCTCTCGCACTGGCTCGGCACTGACCCGGGCGTGACGATGCGGCACGACGCGGCCTATCTGCAGGCTACCGAGATGGTGCCGACGTACCGCGCGCTGACGCCGGCCGGTGCTGCGGTCATCAGCACGGCCTGCCCGACCACCTTTGCGCCGCTGCAGCAGGGCGGGTACACCTACCAGTCAGACACCATGAGCAGCGGCGGCGCAGCCGGCCCCATTGGCCTGCTGCCGACGCATGACGTGCTGTACCTGACTTGCGCCGCTGCTGACGCTGCGCGGGTCTACAAAGCGGTTGTCTTCAACGGCTACTCGGCGGGCCGCTATCGCCACCACTACCGCGACGAGACGACCAACCGGCCCCCACTGACGAGCGCTTACCCGACCCTCTGGATCGACAACAACACGCCCACGCCCAGCGGCGGCGAAGGCCCCGAGCGCGACATCGCGCACCATCCCTCGGTCGGCTTCATGGCGTACCTCGTCACCGGGCGCTGGTACTTCATGGAAGAGGCCGCCCTCTCGGCGAGTTTCAACCACTTCGTCAAGAGCTTCAACAGCGTCATGCGCGACGGGTCGAAGGGCCTGTTCCAGTCGTGCTTCGGCGCGTGGCAGACCCGCTCGGCAGGCTGGACCATGCGCACTTGGGCGCAGGCCCTGGCGATCATTCCCGACGCCGACACCGCGCTGAAAGCGGACTTCCTGCGGGTGTGGCACGAGAACGTCGACAAGTACCACGCGCAGTACATCACCCAGCCTGGCAACCCGTGGGGCTGGGTCGAGCCGGGCGAGGAGTACAGCGGCACGCTGCGCCTCGGCCACGGCGCACCTTGGCAGCAGGACTTCGTCAGCGCAGCAGTGGGCTACTCGCGTGCGCTCGACCTGACGGCCGACGCCACACGTAAGAGCCGCTGGCAGGCTTTCCACGAGTGGAAGGCTCAGAGCACCATCAAGCGCTTGGGGCCGTCCACCGGCTTCTGGTACATCAACGGCGGGGTCTTTGCCCAGCGCATCAGCCCGGCAGCACTGACCGAGAACGACTACCGCAACGGCACTGGCACGTTCTACAGCGAGGCCGAGAGCTACGCGCAGATCGTCGCGGGCCTCGATGCCGCGTCAGCCCCGACGAGCTGGATCGGCACGACCGAAGGCGTGCTCGGCGGCGAAATCATGCCGGGCGAGTCGGCCATGTGGGGCAACCTGACGCCCTCGCTGGCCTACGCCGTGCGCTTCGGGGTCAGTGGTGCGCTCGACGCGTATCGCCGGCTGGTGGGTGCGGCGAACTGGATTCCGCTTGCCGCGGCTTTCAACGCGCAGCCGGTGTGGTCCGTGCTCCCGGCCAGCGGTGCGCTGCCGACGTGGCTTGCTTCGCAGCCGCTGAACACCTGGATCGAGATTCCGAACACCAACGGCCGCGTTACCACGGCTGTGGTCAACGGCTCAACTCAGGCAGTGCTCACGGGCGGCGATGGCTGGGTCGATGCATGGGGCGCGTTCGCGGTCAAGTTCGACACCAGCGAACTGTTCATTGCAGCGGCTGGCGGCCACGGTGACAGCGCCGACAACCGCGTGGTCAGCATCAACCTGTCGAGCAACACGCCGACGTGGACCCTGCGCAGCCAGCCCTCTACGGCGGTGCAACTGGATCGAACCAGCGGCTACTACCTCGACGGCCTGCCGGTTGCGCGCCATCACTACGACGACATCTTCTATCTGCCGCAGCTCCGGCGCGTGATGATGGTCGGAGGGCGGGCGATCTACGGCGGTGGCGGTCCTGAAACCGCTGCCGTGACCGGCTTCGACGTGGACGCGAACACCTGGGACGCCGAGGGCAAGTTCGCCAACACGCTGCAGTCTGGCGGCACGTCGTTCGGCATGGTGCATGTCAAGAGCACGGGCGTGATCTTCTCCAACGTCCTCACAAGCGCTGCCGTGCGGTGGACGCCACCGACCTCGCTCACGGGCACCGGCCTGGGCACGCTCACTGCGGCCTCGGTGACGGGCTTCACAGCGGTCAACAACCGCTGGCCCGCAGCCTGGGACGGCAGCCGCAATACGTGCTTCTTGCTGAACTACGGCAACGGCGAGGGCAGCAACTCCGAGGTAGGCCTCGTGGCCTACAAGTGGGCCGGCGCGGGCGGCAGCGCGGCATCGGCAGTGACGCTGAACACCAGCGCGGCGCGCACCGCCCTGCTCGCGGCGGCGCCTGAGTACATGGCGATGGACTACGACGCCGACAACGACCGCTTCCTGTGCATCCACAGCGGGCGCAACAGCCAGACCGGCGTGACGGCCACGGGCGAGATCGGCAAGGTCTACGCGGTGCAGCCGAACAGCGGCACGACGTGGGATGTGAGCGTGCTGACCATCTCGGGCACGCCGACCAACTCCCCGAGCGCTGGCGTGAACGGCCGGTTCAAGTACGTGCCGGCCCTGCGCGGGTTCGCCTTCATGCCGCGCGCTAACAGCAACCTCTGGTTCATCAGGACGGCCTGACATGACGATTTCCTTTGACCGCGCCGATGCAGGCGGCTCCAGGGCACAGCACACGCTGGTCGGCGGATCTGCCGCTCCGCATACGATCTTCGCGTGGGTGTGGCGCGAGGAGCTTGGTTCTGTCGAACAGACGCTGTGGGCTGTGGCGCAGATCGTCGCGGGCCGCCGCGTCCGGCAGCGCTTCATGTCTACCGGCTCCACGACGGTGCAAGCCGGCAACGTCACGAGCTGGGGTGCCGCAGGCGGCAACGCCACCGAGGACTTGGGCAGCTCGGCCACGCTTGAGCCGGTGATGGTGGTGCGCAACACGGACGCCAGCAGCACGATCTTCACCACAAGCAACCCGACCGGCGTGGTCGTGGACACCACGAACCCCGGCGCGTCGGACTTCTCGGCCGCCGATACCCTCCTGATCGCCGCCAGCTACTTCGATGGGGCGTACCAGGGACGCGCCACCATGCACATCGCCGACATGGCGGTGTGGACCGGCGCCGCATTGACGGCGACTCAGTGGACCGCACTCACGGCCGGCACGCCACCGAAGCCCGAAGACATCACGCTGCCCGGCGGCGCGGTGCTGTATGACGTGTGGCCGTTCAACCCGGCAGGCTCGGCGGGCACCCCTGTCACCGGCACCCTTGCCGGCATCATCAACGGCCGCGAGTTCACCATCGTGGGCGACGTGCGGGTGTCGTCGCGTGCTTCGCCTGTCAGTCGCGTGACCGCCCCCGTCATCACCGGCCCCGCCGGTTCCGCAGGCGCCGCGAGCATCACCCACGCGGTCAACGAGAACCAGAACAACGCCGGCACCTGGTCGGCCACTGGCGGCAGCGCCTGGAGCCTGACCGGCACCGACGCCAGCCTGCTCAGCATCAGCTCGGGCGGCGTCGTCACCCTGGCCAGCGGCAGCTTCGACCACGAGGCGAAGGCCAGCTACAGCTTCAACGTGCTGCGCGATGCGGTGGCCCAGGCCGTGACGCTCAACATCAACAACGTCAACGAGGCGCCCACCTTCAGCGGCCCCGACATCAGCGTGCCGGGCCTCGTGGTCGGCGTGGCCATGAGCAGCATCAATGCCGCGCTGCGGTTCGCCGACCCCGACAGCGGCGACACCGGCACCTACAGCGCCGTTGGCACCTGGCCGGCGGGCGTCACGGTCAACAGCGCCGGCCTCATCAGCGGCACGCCCACCACGCCGGGCACCTCGAGCAGCCTGCGCGTGCGCCGCACCGACGTGGGCGCGCTCACGGCCGACAGCAACCTGTTCAGCATCACCGTGTCGGCCGCCGCCACTCCGGTGGCCTTCTCCGGCACCGTCGGCGCGCAGAGCGGCACCGTGGGCTCGGCCTTCAGCTGGGCCGGCTCGGCGCTGGCGAGCTTCTTCTCCGGCAGCCTGACGCCCTTCGCCTACAACGTCAGCGCGGGCAGCCTGCCGCCGGGCCTCACGCTGAACAGCAGCACGGGTGTCGTCACCGGCACGCCGACCACTGCCGGCACCTTCAACGCCACCTTCCGCGCGCTCGACACCGGCAGCAACGCGGCCACGAGCAACAGCGTGGCGTTCACGATCGCTGCGGCGCCGCCGCCTCCGACCGGCCCCACGCTGCCCGCCGTGGCCACCGACGCCACCGGCAGCACCCGGCGCACCGGCCAGACCACGCGCATGGTGGTCGAGCCCTTCACCAGCATCGAGGCGCTGGGCACCGGGGTTCGCACCATCGCCACGGGCACGACCGACGCGACGACGGGTGAGGTCACGCTCACCGGGCTGTCGCCGGGCACCTATGCGGTCCTCGGCTTCTTCCCGAGCACCGGCGCCACTATCGCGGGCGTGCGGTTCCGCCTCGTCACGGTGAGCTGATGGACCGCAACCTGCTCAGCACGATCCCGGTCGGCATCAGCGCCGGGCTCGAGATCGCCGGGCCGCCGGAGTGGGGCCTGCTGGGCTCGCAGATCCTGGCCGAGACGGCGACCGGCACGCACGGCCCCGGCGCGCTGTTCAACGACGGCCTGACGCCGGGCCTGCGCTACGTGCCGGTCCTGCTGACCCGCAGCTCGCCGGCCTTCGTTCTGTACCCGAACGGCAGCTACGAGGGCCCGCGCCCGAGCACCGCCACCTATGCGCTGTACGAGTCCGGCACTGGCCGGGTGCTGGCTGGCGACCCGGGCACGATCACGATCGCCACCACCGTGCCGCCCGGCTCCTACCTGCCGCAGCCCACGACCTCGGCCAGCTGGTCCTACAAGCAGACCGCCACGCTCTGGCCGCTGACCGGCCGCGACGAGTGGACCGGCGCTGTGACGCACGGCGCCCCGGCGCTGTTCCTCTGCGACTATGCCGAGGACGACGTGCGCATGCGCTCGGCCAGCGGCGAGGAGTTCACGTCGAAGCTGCTGATCTACACGTCGCTGCCCGGGGTGAAGCAGGGCGACATGGTCAAGATCGGCGCCTCGGGCGTGGCCGACCCGTTCGCGGCTGGCGCCGAGGAGGTGCGCGCGGTGCGCACCTGGGCCGACACGTTCCGCGCCGAGGGCGACCCGGACTTCCGCATCGCCACCTGACGGCGCGCGGGCCCGCGGAGGCCTGTTCCTAGCATGCCCGGCATGGATCGCAACCGTGTCCGCGTGGTCAACCGCATGCCGCAGTTTCTGACGGCGACGCAGGCCCGCGCCCAGCGCACTGTGCTGACGATGCTGATCCC